CTCCCACTTCTATCGCCCCGTGGCTTGGAAGGCTGGCGGATGGACATTCGCAGTATACACTCACTACAACAAAGGGCATTTCTACAATGCACATCCAAAGGTGTTCGTCACCAAAAATTTATTGTTGTGTGATTAAAAAAGTGCATTTTTAACATATTTATATAGGCGCAGGCGAAAAATGCAATCTAGGAAATAGCAAAACGCCCCCTATTTTTTAATCAGTGAATAAGTCCTAAGTTACGTGCTAAGTTGTTTTCTGACTTATCCATTTCATTTAATTCTTTCTCTAATCTTTCGTGCTCCTCGCGTTCTTTCTTCCAAACTTCTGGTTGGAATCTTAGCACATTCACACCAAAGCCAATATAATTGTCATCACTATCAAACGGCAATAATTGAAAACAATCATTGTTGACAATATATGATTTAGCCATACTGCTATCATTATACAACTCAAATTGCTGATAAAACAGTTCTGTACTTTCATATAGTTTTGTCATCGTTTTGAATTGGTTTTTATCTTCTGTTTGCACTAACATCATCATTTGCATCAAAGTATCTTCACGCAAATACAGATATGTTTTAACTTTGATATTATCAAATGAGTCAGTATGTAGAAACGTTGGAAACTCTCCAACGAAATCAAATTGAGTGCCGAACTTGTCTTTGATGCTGTCTAACAGAAAAGATATTTTATCTTTGTCTTTCAGATAGTCAAATAACTGCATAGTTCTATTGTTGTACTCAGTCATTCTTTCTTCATTGCTGACTGACATACTGCAACCAATGAAAGCGGCTGCAATAATGAATGCTGACAGATAAACTAACTTTCTCATATTTGTTTGCTTTTGGTGCTGCAAAGATACGAAAAGTTTCTGAATAAAACACAGATAAATACTAAAAATCAAATTCAGACATAAAATGAAAAATGCCATTATCTTAATTCTAATTTTCTTGGTATTCGTAAAGTTCCCAACGATTGCACTTGCTGCAATTGGTACGCTCGCCGCAACTGCACTGCTTGCAATGTTTGGAGTGGTAAATTTTAAAATTCAATATAAGACCGATGACAATGTATAATTTTGACTGCTGCCCGATGTGCGGGTACAAACAGCCGCTGACGTGGCTGAACACTGACAAACTATTTGATGATGGTGACTGTGACGATAACGCCTTAGTGCATCACTACCGCTGTCCGCGCTGCGGCTGTGACATAGATGTTACTGAGCCGATGAAAGAAGACAAAGAAACGACTTTCAGAGAGTACTGGAGTGAATTAGAGACAGCCGATTAAGACTGTCTCTAATTCTGTGTTAGTTACTTCTTTTCTTGTGCTGCGGGAAAAATGTTTGTGACTTCGTTTTTGTTACAGTCGATTTCAATTTCTACACTCACACAAAAGCCATCATCTGACTTGATATGACCTTTCACGTAAATGAGATTAGGTCTGCTATCTGGTTGCATAATCTCATCTGACATTGTTTCTAATTGATAGTTGTGTACTTTTACCCACCACCAATTTCTTCTGATAGTTGATACTGACTTCACCAAATAATCGTTTGTCAGTTTTCTAATTTCATTTTCTGTCATCGTTATAAATATTTGTTGTTAATACTGTAAGCACCCGCCACCGCTGACGGGTGCTCGTTAATTGAAATTACATCATTGCAATCGTCTTTGATGCCGTTTTCGTCTTAGTTGACTTTCGCTTTCTGACTCCACTTGCTTCCATTGCCAAACGCTCATACTTTGCCGTCAGTTCTTTGTAACGCTCAATCGTTTCGCCATGCAGTTCGAGGAAATCCCAGAGTTCGTCAAACGCTTGCTGTGCTGCCTGCTGTGCAACTTCCGCTGCACTCTTGCAGAAATCTACTTTTTTAATCATAGTCGTTTTGTTTAAATATATTTTAAAGCACTCGCCACCACTGACGGGTGCTCATTAATTATACTCTGAAATAGTCTGTTAGTTTTTTAGAGCGTCCGCACAGTCTGATGCTTCTATTCTCCTGCTTCTGCTGTTCTGCTTGCAGTGCTTCGTACTGAGCAAATAACTCGGCGTGCTCGCTTCTGAAAGCGTTGACCGCTGCTTCTGCTTGTTTCGCTGCTTCTGCTGCTTTCTTACGCTCTGTCTCTCGCGCTGCATCTGCTTTCGCTTGCAGTTGCTTGATAATGTCTTTGACAGTGACGTTGCACACGTCTGCAAGTTCGCTGATGACTGCCAAGCATTTCTCTGCTTCTGACTGCTTCTGTTTCGTCTTCGGCTCGACTGTGCCACGATTCTGCCGCGACTGACTACGCTTAGACGCTTTCTCAGTATGAGCGTCAATCTGCTTGGCGAGGTCTTCCACATCATCATAACTGATGACATACACTTTGCCTGGCTTCTGTGCTCTGCACCACCACGCACTTAACTTGTTCGCGTACTCAGTTGGTAACTCTGCCATTGCAGCCGCTAACTGCTGCTTGTCTTCAATCGTTTTTTTCATAATTACTTATTTTTAGAAATTAATAATGATTTGAATATCTCGTATATAGTTGGTACTACTATACTGTTGCCACCCTGCCGATACAGTTCTTTGTCTGTGTTCACTGTCTGCATCTTCTGCACGTCTTCACTATTTACGCCCATAAACTTCAAATACTCTTCGGGTGTCAATCGTCTCATTCTTAGAAACTGATTCGCTTGCAGTTCTTTCACTGCTTGCAGTATCTTCGGACGTGCTGCATTACAGATTTTCTTTCCGTCAAGTCTGCCACATCTTATATACTTAACAAAGTCATTGTTAATGTCATCTGTCGGGACTTGCTCACCGTCATCAATCTGCCAGACTTCTAACACCATCGGCGCAGGATAATGACCCGTGCTGATTGCATAACGCCAATCTTTATTTTCGTACCCCGTAGCCATCAGAGTGGTAATGCTACCGTCTGACTTTAGCGGTGTCAATGTTATAGTTTTAACTTTCTTCATTTGAGTGCTTTTTATCTGATTTCTGAGTGCAAATTTAGATATTAAGTTTGACCAAAACAAATAAAAATGACAGAAAATCAAGCACTTAGAAAGTGGATTTATAATAACTCCACTTTTTGTGCATAAAGTAAAAATATTGAATAAAATGTGTAAAATATCATTACTTTGCAACAAATTCTGATTGCAAATAAGCGATTAAAGTACAAAACAAGCATTTCAAATGTTAAAGTTTTGCGTCTAAACTGACGTTATAATAACTCCACTTTGTTTTATGCAGTATTTTGATAGATTTATACAGAAAAAGAGACGATTTCTGCATTATTATCGAGAAACACAGAATTAACAGAATTAACAAAAGACAGCCGTATGACTGTCTTTCGCTCTTTTATCTCAATTACTGTGTGTCGTGGAGTGCTCGCCAATGTCTGCCACCTGCATAACTTCCAATGTAGATGTAAGTGTCATTACTCATTGATAAATCGGCATTGAGTTCACAATAATAATTGTCGTTTCGGTTACTGTCAACGATGATAACGCCGTGCTCTGTACTGCTATACGGCACTACATAGACATTGCCGCCACTGTCATTGATGATAGTCACTGTATAACCAACGGGCAGTCCTACAGAGTCACCGTCTGAGTCAATGAAAGTCTCTGGTGGTAACACAATCCAACTGTCTTGATAGTTAAATTCAGAGTCCATTGCACGCCCGATTACGTAACAAATGCCGCTGTCTCTCTGAGCATCTATGCGAAACGCCCATCTGGTTGCATTGATATTGCCGATGTACTGATAAGTGTAGAGATAAGGACTCGACCCCGACCCGACTTGAAACATCGGCGTATAATTGTAGAAGGGGAACCAGACGGGCTTAACATTTGGTGACGTTCCTTTAATCTGTGCTGCAACTTGAAAGTTCTGATTTCTGAAGGAGTCTGGATTATTCCACCGTATGCCGCTGAAACCATATCTTAACTGCAATTCGTCTTCACTCGCCCAAATCAGTTTGTTTGCTCCTTGATGTGTATAGAAACCATCTCGACCGATAAACGTCTGTGCATTCTTTGCTGTCTAACATCTGACATTTACTCTCAGATATGCAGTGCCGCTTGCTGACTCGCTGCAATAGACTCTTATCTTTAGTTTGTAAGTTCCTGCACTCGGTGCCGAGTATCTGATTTTTTCTGTCAGATTGCGATAATTGCCGTAACTGTCTGCTTTAGTGATTGTGATTTCATAGTTCTTTGTAGAACTGTCAGGCAGTGTAAATATGGCTTTTAATGTCATTGTGTAGTTAGTCGGGAAAGTGTTGCTGCTGCCACTGCTTGTATAGAACTGCACCGAAAACTTATCTAAGTCAACAGTATCATACTGAGACAGTGAAAAAGTTGTTTCGTTAGTCGTTAAATCAAAGACAGAAACAGTGTTGCTTTTTGAAAGATTCAGATACTAATATGTGTCATCTGCAATCGTGGCAATGTTTCCGACTGCATCACTCTATATATTAACTCTGGGCGTGTTCGTGTCATCATAAATCGTAAATCCTGCGCCGTTCACGTCATAAAGATTCAGATTGCCATTGATATTAGTGTTTGCTGCTGTCAGAGTGATTTTCTGATTGACAATGTCAATACCCGTAGGACCGAGACTGCTGTTAATACGTGCAATGATTGCGTCTTCGTCCACGCTCATTTGAGTGATTAAGTCTTCTACAGTGGTGCCGCTTGTGACTTTCAAGTTACCACGTATATTGTTGCCGTTTGCTGCAAACCACGTATATTTGTGACTGCTTAGATTAAAGTCATTGATTCCGACATACTGAGCGATTGACGGTGCTTTGATTGCCAGATCTGGTGATTTGTATGCAGACAGTATGATTGCACTTTGTCTTTCATCGTCATCTGTACCCCTATATCCTAACTGCATAATTTCGTCACCGACTTCTGGCACTGATGAGCCATCTTTAACGCTATCAGAAACGATGATATAATTACAGTCTTTCGTTTCTCCGTCTATCGTTGTGCTGCTATCGCCAACAGCCGTAACCAAACGCCAATAATATTTGTTACTGACATTGTGACTAATACCCGTCTGAGCGTTGAAAGACTGACAGATTACTTGGTCATTGACTGCAAACTCATTCATTATTGCTTTTGCTCTGTCATTGTCTTCTTTTCGCCACCAGAGTTTGTAACCACCGCTGACGCTTTCGACTTTATCAATAGTGGCGTTTGCTGCACTGAGTATGACAGTACCGCCAACAGATTTCAGTTTGTCAATGATTAACTCAAAGAAATGTGCTGACCCAGTGACAGTGAGATTGTGAAAGTTTCCGTCTTCGACAAACAAGTCTTTCCACTGCTTTGCAGCACTTCCGAGACTATACAAGTTGTTTTGTCGTGGCTCAATGTTTTCAGTACAGACGTAGTGCAAAGAACTGTCATTGCTGATATTCAGTGTTGAGGCGTTCAAAGAGTTTTCAGCATAGACGCTGCCGCGTGTGTTGAAATCACCGTTGATGTCTTCTGTATCGTCAAAATATTGCCCCCAGATATTGACTGGGTAGAATGAATTTGACGCACTGTTTGACGTACTGTTTTTGTTGACTGTCACTGACCCGCTGTTATCTCTTAGAAATCTGTTGCGGTATCTGTGAGGAATTTGACTAACTTCTATCTGCATACTCTTTTTAGATTTCGTTTGTGTTTACGTTGACTGTGTTCTGGCTGATGTCATAAGTTGCAGCCGTAGTTACTAACTGTTTAGAACTTCCCCCGATTGTTTCAGTTATCGGCTGAAATGGGTAAACTTCTGTTGATGTAGATGTATCTAAGACTTTGTTATGTACTGAGCGACTGAACTGATATTTCGGAGTCTTATAGTAATTGACAAGTCTCTGCACCAATCTTTCTTCTGGCTTCTTTTTAGCACTTCCGAAAGTGAGTGAATCAATGTAATTATACTGACCGCCAGACTGACCGATTACGTAACTGTAAGATGTGGCCCAATCGTTTTGGGTATTTACTTTAAGTTCAATGTCTTCAAGTTCTTTGCAGTAGTTTTCATCGACTGTATTTGAATAGATTGTGTCTGGGTCAATGTTCGTTTCGTGGTAGATGTCCGACTGTGCTGCTGACTTACTGTAAGCGATTGACAAATCTGAAAGGTGAATTGCTTTAAGTGTCGTATCTGCTAAGTCTGTACGTGGCTGCGGGTCTGTACCGAGTTTGCTGCACGCATAAATCTGAAATTCAAGTTGACCGTACATCGTCTGACTTTCTGGGCATTTGATAGCGACTCCGTCAGTGGCGTTTACAATCTGCATCTTATATGATACAGTGTTTGTTAGTGAGTATTCAGCATCATATATCGTTTCATTTGTCTTATTGATGTGTACCAGATAAAAATACCCGCTATTATAATACTCATAATAAAACTCTTGCGGTATATAGACTTTATCACTGCCACAGTTGACGTTATACAGATAGTTAGCGTTTGCGTAGGCGCAATCTCCGCTTTCTTTCTGACCACTGAAAGAATTATAGACGCTTTCTGTGACATAGTCCCAGACATTGTGCGTACTGTTCCACGTTCTATACCAATGATTTGTACGTCCTGCGCCGTCCCAGCCCCAACCGCTGTAGATGCTGTTATAATACGTCTGTCTTGCTTGCTGTGCTGTTATGCTGTCCCATTCCTCACCGTTATAGTACCAATCGCCGATTGTCAGACGTGTCAGAAACATTGTATTATTAGGCCAATTTGCAGTACCGATGTAGTCAGTGTCAGACGTCCAACATAAATCGCTGCAACTGCCGAAAGTCGCTGCACTGTCATACATACTTTTGACTGCTGAATGAGCACGTAAATCGGTGCTAAATTTATACTTTAGATTGATTATCAGATAGCCACCATCAAGTATCATTGTCTTTGGCGTGTTGAGTGTTATATATGGAATTGTGCCAAACAACCCGCCGCCCGTCATAGTGATATACAGTTTACGACTCAGACTGCTTGGCTCTCCATCTACAGTTCTATACTCTGCAACATTCTGCCAGAAAATACCGCCACCGATTGAATCTCTGTTGCTCAAAGTCACTTCACTAACAGGCGTAGGAAAAAGACTGTCTAATATATACGGCTGTGTGTACGTCCAATTATGCAGTGACTTGAAAAAACCACTGATTAACTTATATGCAGTGCCGTCTGGTGCTGTATAGTCTTCAACGTACTGCATATTTGGGTCTGCATTCTGATTGACAATATCGTCTTCATCGTCAAACTCTGGGAGGATATTGTCTAATGGATTGTTATTTGCAATCACAGTCACTTTGTTGAACACTCCACCAAGAGAGACAGTCACATCAGAGCCGCTTTGTCCTATCTGAGCCGTAGTCTTCGGTGTCAGTGTGAGTGTCACGTTTGCGCCCTGCTGCCACGTAGTGTCGTTATGAGTGTAATGAGTCAGAACGTAAGAACTGTTTAGTTTATCGCTGCTGACAGCATAGAAAGCACCTCTGTACTGTATAAGTGTCAGTTGCAGATAATTCATAATGCTGCTGACTACTTCGTCACACTTCATCGGCTCTTCTTTTTCATCAAAGAAATTACGCTCTTTGATAAAGAGATTGTTAAGTATCGGACTGCTTCCATTGATTGAAATTGTACTGTCAATATATAAATCAGAAATAACGTGATTAGGGTCAACACAATCAAAGCAATGAGAAAGCACGTTTAGGAAACTGAAAATACCCACAGAGTCAGACTTGTCAATGTACGTATAATCGACATTTTCTAACTGTGCTACGGTGTCAATTGCTTCTATCGTCAAAGTGTCGTAACTGCCTTGATAACTCTGTGTATAGACATTTGGCTGCACGTAACCGAACCAGAACAAAGAACTATTTTTGTAGAGTTTGACAGTCACACCGTTTAGAGTGCCAGAAAACAGTGTCGGGATAATGTCAGAGACAAACAGATTGACGCTTGCTCGACTTGGGCGCATAGCGTCAAAGATACTTTCTCCGCTATACTCAATCGTCATAGCGTCTGACAGCAACTTGACTTCTGTATTGCTGCCGCTGCCAGACGTTGTGATTTCCAGACGCATTGAGTTATTATCAATGTCTTTAAAGTCGCTGTAATATGTCATTGTCGTTATCTGTTTTATTTAATGCCCGTGTGCTTTCCTATTGCTGCTTGCTGACTGCTGTAATTACGTAACACTCCGTACAAGTCAGAGCCTCTTACTTTAAATTCGACTGCTTGATAAGTGTTGCTGCTGTTTGATACAGAGCCACCGTCTAACAGTCTCATAAATCTGTTTTGGTCTGACTACGTTAAGACAGCCTCACCGCTGTTGACTCTGATAATCTGAGAGTCACCAACGTAAGAACCACCGCCAACGATACCACCTTGAGCGTAACCAGAAAGACTGTGAATTTGACTGATGACTGCTGCAATTTGCGCGAGTCCACTAAGTGCAAATGCTGCCCACGCAAACGGTCCAAGTGTTCCTGCTTGTGCTGATGCAGTCGAATAGCCTTGAATCACACTTGCAATTGCTTGTGCAATAATGCCCGCAATGTTCAATTCTGGACTCTCGATAGCACTGCCAAGACTGCTGAAAGCACTGCCTGCACTGTTGACCATATCTGCAACAGTTCCCCACTTCTGGGCGTTTTCTTCAATCTTCTTGTTTTGCTCTGCATACTGTTTCGCTGTCTCGCTCAACTCTGACTGCTTCGTCTTCGTGCTTTCGATTTCTTCACCGAGCAACTTGTAAGCATCTGCACCCTTATCGCCTAACTTTGCATACTCATTTTGCAACTCTTGCAGTTGCTTAATCAGAGAGTCGTTAAAGTTCATTTGAGTCTGTATATAAGACAAGTCACGTTCTGAGTTCGGCTTATCATTGCCGACTGCAACGTCAAAACTGCTGTAAGACTGTTGACGTGCAATCTTTCCGTTTTTCTCTGTCAGTGCTTCTAACTGCTTAGAGATTTTGTCTTCTGGCACAAACAAGCCAAGTTCAATTTTCTTGTTTTCGATTGCTTTTGTCAAATCGTTGACTTTCTTCTGATAGTCAGAAGGTGTCAGAGTGATCAGGCCGTCTTTGTATTTCTTCTGTAAGTCAGACAATTGATTTTCTAAGTCTGACAGACTACCCGCTGCAAATGTCGGCTTATTAGATGTGTGAGTGTTGCCAGTCTTTTTGTTAGTAGTCTGCTGTACAGTCTTAGCGTTCTGAGCCAACTGAGCCATTTGACCGACTGTTTCGTTAATCTCAGAGTTAATGTCATTGTAATCAGACTGAATGCTTTGTAACGTTGCATCTGTCTTTGCAAGTTCTGCGTTTGCTTCTGCTGCACCCTTGGCAGTGTATGCAAACTTTCCAGACGCTTGATTATATGTGAACTTTCCACCGTTGTACGTGCCGCCCGTTCTGTCAGCGGTGAAACTTGATATATTGCTTGGTGCTGCATCACCTTGCTGCACTTTCACTTGATTGTATCTGTTGAAAAACTGCTGTTCTAACTCTATCTGCTTAGTGTAAAGTGCTGTTGCTTTCGCTGCAAGTGCTGCTGACTTTGCACGTGCTTTAAACGCTTCGACAATTGCGTCTGTATTTCCGTTAAAGACGTTTTCAGCATCTTTCACATCTTTGACTTTCAATCCGAGTTCGTCCAACTCTTTTTGATGTGTTTTAATCCACTGCACCCGCTGCATATCTGATGTGAGAGACTTGTAAGATGCAGCAAGTTCGGTGTACTTAGTCATTAACTGTGCGTAAGTGCTTGCAAGTGTAGATGTGTAAGACTTCTGTACGTCTTCCATCATTTCAGTCTTACGCTTGCTGTTTTCCAACTCCTTTTGACGCTTTTTCTCTGCTTCTGATGCTTCGTCTGATGAAGATGCAAAAGCGTACAGAGCCAAACCAACAGCCGCTACCGCTGTTGCAAGCAAAACGTATGGATTTGCTTTCGCTACGGCGTTAAAAGCGGCCTGAGCCACTGTAGCGGCTTTCGTGGCGATTATTCCGCGTCCTTCTGCTGCTGTTCTGACAGAGATTGCTGCTGCAAGTGCTGCCTCTTGTACTTTACGCACTGACAGCATAAGTGCTGATTGTGCCTGTAAAGCATTGATGATTTTGACTGATGCTGCTGATGCAGTCTGAATCAGTATGAGTTTAGCAATAGCACTTTGCAGTTTTTCAGTCTCACCGCCCACCAACTGAGTGACAGCGACCATTGCAGACATAGATGTCGAAACTGTACTGATGCCCTCTGTCAAAGCATCGGTCTTAAAACTGTCTGATGATAACTGCTTGATTTCTGCTGCTGTGTCCGCAATCTAATCTTTGAATTGGGCGGCTTTGTCTTTCGCTTCGTTCAACTGCTTTGCAAGTGCTGCACCAATATCAGACTTTTTCTGTTCGTCACTGAGATTAGCGTAGGACATTTCAAGCGAAATGACTTCTTTTGTCAGTTCGCTTAACTTACGCTTATAGTTAGTGATTGAGCCAACAACTTTGCTAAAGTTCTGGGCTTGCTCTCCGACTGACTTTCCAAAGTCTTTGACTGCTTGCTTGTCCTGCTGTATCTGTTGTTTGAGTCCTCCATCGTTGAGGCTCAAATCGACTTTCAAATTTGCCATATCTTATGTGTATTTAATATTAAACTTTATCTGTAGTCGGCTGTTGACTATTGATGTAGTCTTCAAGTGCTTTTGACTGCTTCTGCATCTGTTCAAAATCGTCTTTGCTTAACTGTTCGTCTGTTTCATCAAATGGCAGTCTGTAAATGTCTGTCAGATTCAGTTTCTTTTTGCTGTTGACTTGACAAGTAATAAACGAATTTATTCTATTTGACTCCCAAAGTGAGCGGTCTGTATATTGAATGTTATCAAGTATGTCTGACAGTTCTGAGAGTAACATTTCATCTAAGAAATATGGAACCGAACAAACTTTATACTCAAAGCATAACAGACGAAAGTAATAATGTACTCTGCACTTTATTTCTTTCTGCTTCGTCTGACTTTTTTTTTGCTGTCTGTCTGCTGTTCTGGCTCTGCTTTCTTTCTCAGATTCATAACGCTCTGCTGATAGTCGCTGTACCACTCAATAAAGTCATAGAATACAGTCGGATTTTCTGAAATCCAATCCAGAAAATCATCAAACTTTAGCGTTTCGTCTTTAGTCAGTGCTACAAGCGTACAGAAAAGATATTGCAGCCACTCTGATTCATTTTGAGCCGTGAAAGTGTGTCCGACTGCATCTTCAAAGAGCATATCAGAGCGAAAACTGAATTTCAATGTAATTTCTTGGTTGTTATAATTGATTATCATATACAATTTTGAAACATTAATTTCTGTATTTATCAGCAAGTCAACACACAAAAAAGAGCGTCAATGTCTTTGACGCTCACTTAAAATGAATTTACAACGAAACCCCGAATTAACTGTAAGACTTCGGTGTTGCGGGTGCTGTATCAAGCAAACGACCGCTACCCGTAAATTCTACGTCCATAGTGCAAGTTTCTCCGTCGTTGGCTGTGATTGATGCTGATGTGACAATTGCGTCACCGTAACGCACAAAGCCACTTGCGCCAATACTCCAAGACGTATTTGTCGAAATGTCTGTGACAGATTTCAAACCGTCCTGCCAATTGGCTTCTGCAATCGTAGCGAAAGCAACGGTGTACTGCTGCCCCGTCTGAGCCATACCCATAACTTTAGCGGCATTGTCTGGAGTGAAAAGCATTGAGCCGCTGCAAGACCAATTTGAGCCAGTCGTTTCGACTTGCGGATGTCGGCCCATATCTTTGCTGCTTACTGTCTGAGTCTCGTTTGATACTTGCAGACTGTTTGCTGTTGCATGGCCGAAAGCAACATACTTGGTGCCGTTGTGATAAAACAATTGTAATTGATTACCCTTTGTCATAATATATTATGTGTGTATTAATTTTGATATTTAAAGTATTTATCATCGTTTCAAAACTGTCAAAATGCAGTTACTTTTACATCAAACGAAAGACGCTGCACAAAGACGTTTTCTATTTGGTCTTCGGTGCTCCCGACAAGTCTGATTTGACTGATGTAGATGTCATCGTCTTTATATGCTTTTTCTTCAAGCAAGTCTCTGACTGCTTCTGCTATGTCTATAGTCTGGCCGTAGTCATCTGAGACACATATAATATCGACTGTCGTACTGTCTTCATACCACCCATCTTTAGTGTAATCGCTGCTGATATTGCCGTGCATAAAACTGATGTACGGAAATATAGTAGGCTGCAATATGAGCGGTCTGATGTTCTGAACTTCTACAAGTTCCGTGACTGCTTCTGACTCAATCAGAAACTTATTGATATACTTGTTTATTGATAATGCGTTTTTCATCGTTTTACTTCGGTGCATTTTTTTCAATCAGAGACTTAATAACTCTGTCAAGTGAGACTGTCAGATTTTGCATCGCGTTTTGTGCTTTCTGAAAGTAATTGAGTGCTTTGATACGTCCGAGCGGTTTTCCTTTCTTGTATGTTCTGCCGAGACTGTCTGTATATGCTTCTTTTGTCTCTCGCGGCTGTGTTCCTGCTTCAAAAAAACGTGCTCTGTACGTACCAGAGTCTTTTGAGCGAACACCGAGCACGTGGACTTTCGTACTGATATTGTCTCCCTCGACTTTGATTTTACTGACTCTGACAGCATCAATGAGTTTGTCTTTAAATCCGTGCTGACTGCTTCTGTTTGCTGCGGGTAGTGTCTGAAGGAAATAGTTTTTTGCTGTCTCTTTGTACTCTCTGGCTACTGTTCCAAGTGCTTTTGAGTACAAGTCGTGGCACTAATCAGACGTAAAGAAATCGAGTAACGCCTCAACTTCTTCTGTCTCTGCATAGATGCCTACATTCTGTTTGTTGTGTACGCTCTTACGCTTGCTGTAACTGCTGTGTCTGCTTGCAAAATCACTCATTTACTAACTCTGTAACTAACGTTTGACTATTTGCCCGCTTGTCTGGATTGATGCTGATGATACGATACAACTAATCGTAATACTTTATGCGGTCTGTTGGTCTGATATTGTGATAGTATCTCACAGTAAACTCAACAGTCTCTGCAAAGAACACTTCTTGCACATCTACTGTCTTACTGCCAGACATATAACGCACTGCTGCTTTGGTCTTAGCGTATGTCTGCCAAGACTCTTTATCAATGCCGTACTTATCACGCTCTTTGACTGAGCGTAATATTTCTATATTTTCGTTTAACGCTCCTGCTCTCATACTCCGAAACTTGTATCAAATGCGTAACTTTTAAATGGCTGCAATAGGTACTGATAAGCAAGCGGGATTTCACTTGCAGTTGCAAACGAGACACTTTCTCTGTTAGCATAGAAATGACCGACCAACAACAGTATAGCGTGTTTGACTGCTGCGGGTAGTCTTCCGTGTTCATCAGTAATCTCAGACAGTGGACGTGCAATGTGATTCTCAACAGCGCACTCAGCGGCGTTATAAAGTGCTTTGATGTATTCGTCATCGTCAATGAATGACTCATCAATATTAAGATGCTTTTTCAGTATTACAGTATCAATATACATACAATCAGACTTGTAACTTTTTCTGTATTTATCCAGATCTGGCGGAAACAAAAAACTCTCTTTGAAAAAGAATCCAAAGAGAGTGAAAAATCATTTTCGCAAAAAAACTATGACCAAATCAAATCTTCACATAACTGAATGCAGCGGGACGCACACACTTCATATCTACGTAAGCATTGACAATCAGATTCACGGTGCCTGCACTCAGTGAGGCAGTATCACGTACTGTATCAATCTGCACGTTATCCCAGGCAGCAATCACCACGTCTGACCAATTGCCATAGATGCCGTTAATAGATACGTCATTCAGATGACCAGTGCTCAATACGGGTGTACCGTCAATTTCGCCACCCTCCATCGTCAACTGAGTTGACTTAGAAGACTTAGGCATTGCACGGAGTTTTGCTTTTGCAGAGGGAGAAACGACCCACTTGCAATCAATCGTATCTACACCGATGCCCTCGACTGCTGCTTCTGCTGCTGTAATGCCGCCATAAGTTGAGCAATCAAGAATACTTGCATTTACGGGCCACTTACACATTCCAGCGTAAACGTCTGTAGATTCTGCCTGACGTCCAAAGACTTTGTCTTCAACTGCTGCATAGACTGCGTTCTGCAAGTCTTCACGAATCATATTCTCAATACCGACTGAATCCTGTGCAATCAGTTCCAGAGATACGGGAATCTTTGCTGTGATACGCTTCGGGCTCAACTTCACTGATGTAATTGCAGCCGAGCCATTGCTTGCGTCTGCTGTCTCGTTTGCAAACTTTGCTTCTGTTGCGCCAAAGACGGGAATCTGCACATTGTTTTTAATGCCACTGATGACACGTACACCTGCATCAGTCAGAACGTTCTTTGCACGCAATGGGGCAAAGATGTCAAAAACGTCAGTACCTACTACGTCAGTACCCTCGTCTGTGACAGTATAGGCACGCATATCAATTTTGTTTGTACCGTTCTCAATTGCCGAACGGATTTCTTTAGTAAGACTAAACTTTTCCATGGTAGAAATATTTCTATTGTTAATTTTATCTTTTTCTTCGTCTTCATCAGTGTCAGTTTCGTCAGTGCTCTCGTCTGTCGGCTCTGTCTGTTCTGACTCTGCATTTGTAGTATTTATCTGAGTGTCAGACGACTCAATTTCGTCTTTCTTCTCGTCATCGTCATCAGCACGGTTTTCGTCTGACTCTGGCTCTGTCTGTGTCTGAGCCTCTTGCAGTTCCTTAATCTTTTGTTCCTGCTCGTCAATGATTGCTTTTAGCAATTCAATTTCTTGCAAATCTGCATCGTTGTGGAGTTCCTTGCTATCTTCCATATCTTTTAATTCTGTTACTTTTTCGAGTGCTCTTTTACTGCACGTTGTAGTTTCATAAGCTGGCTGATAGACTGGGCTGATGTCATACAGACGTGCAATCTTATTTATCTCACGTACAATGATACCGTCTTCGCGTTTAGTCCACTTTTCCGCGCCGTCTTCATCAGCAACAGAAAAAGCAAATGAAGACTGTGAGATTTCACCGCGCTTGATGTGTTCTAAGAGTTCGTCACCGTTAGCGGTGGCGGGTGCTTCAAACTCATAATAAACGCCGTCATTGTCAACAGTCAGAGTCAGTGAGCCAACACCGCGCTTACAACGTGCCAAGACTGTGTTTTCGTTGTGATTCAACAGAGCGAAAACGTCAGACGCTTTGATAGTGTCTTCTGTGATTGCGCCACGATGAATGATTTCAACGAAACCCATATTGACAGACTCAGACTCAAAGCGTACTGCATAACCGCTGACAGTCCGACCACTTGCGGACTGTATCTCGGCTTTTCTGATTTCTTTTTGTGTGTCAATTTTCATAGATTATTTATCAGAGGTGTTTTTTATCGTATTTTGATTTACGTCACTGTACGAGACTGAAAGATTATCTGCACCGTCTTTGACATTCAAACCGAGCATTTCTCTGGCTTCGTTGCGTGTGATAATACCCGCATTTGTGAGTGTCTGCAAGTAAGATGCTGTTGACTGCTTGTTAGTACGTAACAACTCATTTTCATCAAAGTCAATAAAGATAGTCTCTCGCTCTGCTGCTGACAGCATCTTTCTATTGATTTCCTCTTCAATGAGCGTCAAAATAGGCTGAATACACTGCAATAAGAACTGTATATTTACAGACTCAATATTATTGATTTGTGAGCCGTCCAAGAGTGGCAGAGGTACACACAGAAAGCGTGCAACTTCTTCGATGCTGAATTTACGACTTTCATTTAACTGACTGTCAATCGGGTTAGTGCTTAACTGTATATAGTCTAAGTCATACGGTATAAACTTTATCAGATTGCTTGATTTAGTCGTATTGACTTCACCTTGCACTAACTTCATAGCGTCCTACGCTTGTTTTCCAATCAGTGCCGTTTTCGCTTTCAGCAAACCCGTAGTCATACCAGACTTTGCATAGTAATCAAGTGCGGTGTTTTCGACATAGTTTGCAGTTTCAATGCTTCGTGCTGCATACTTGAAAACACTGATGCCGTTGATGCCGTCTTCACTACGTAGATAGAAATGCAGAATGTCTTTCGGCTCGACTTTTCCGATGTTCAAACACTGATAGTAAGTCTTTCGTGTCTTCTTATTGTAGTAGATAGTCACATCAGTAGCGGGGACGTAAACAAGTTCGGTGACAATGCCGTCTTTCGCTCTATTCAGATAGACAAAGCCGTTGCCGTGTCTGAGCATATCAGAGACAGCACACTTTATCAGCATAAAGCGTGTAAGTTGACTGTTATTGATAGCAAACTTAATTGAGTGCTGTTTCAGTACGTGTGTCTGGCTGTTTTCGTCTCGCTGCTTAACTTCAATTGGTATCTCTGCAAGTGTATTGCTGATTAACTCAATAGCACTGTAGATTGCAGACAGAGACATTGAGTTATTTGAGTGAAAATTTACGAGATTCAAGCCACTCAAAGCGGTCTGGCAGTAATCGTCTGTCAGTGTTCTTTGCTCTTTGTCTTTACGTTTAAAAATGTCGAAAAATGCCATATCTCATATATGTACTATATTTGAGTATTTATCACTGAGCCACAACGTCAGAAATCAATTGTGATACGTCAAAGCCTTGCACACGGCTTAAATATGCGCCGAGTGCTTCGACCATAGAAACAACTGCATCAATCTTTTGTGCTTTCTATGCTTTATCTACAGTTGCATTGTCGTGGTTGTCTGTTTTAATGCGGACGTTAGCAAAGCACCATCTTACAAGTTCTGAAATATCAATGATTACTTTGTCTGACAGTATTAGTCTTTCAAGTTCTTTGACGGGTCTGTTCATATTACCGATGGACATACTGAACGGCTGCATAATCAAACCCGCATTTGTGGCATTGATTGCAAACTGTGTGGCGTTCCATCTATCGTATGCAACAGACAAAATATAATTGTCATCGTTAAGACAGAGCAAGTCTTTGAGTATAATGTCATAGTCTGTGACATTGCCGTCAGTGCTGATTAACTCATTGTGTTCAAGAAAGCGTCTGTAAAGATAGCCGTTTTCAGATTTGCCGATTGTTTCTTCTGGCAGATAAGCAAAAGACTTAAATATATATTTGTCTGGCCAGATCTGGCGGTCTGCATCTGGCGGAAACAGAACACTCCAACAAGTCAAGTCGCTGACTGCTGCTAAGTCAACACCAACAAAGCACTCTGCATCTTTGAACTGCTGCAAGTCAACTGACTGCATAGATGCAGTAATATTGCTGTCAGAAATCCACGTTTCAATTGACTGTACCCAACAGTTAAGCGTCTTAACTTTCACATCGTTTTCAATCAATGAGGACGTTTTCGCTTGAATGATTCTGTCTCTTATGTAGTCAATGCTGACAGTGACATTTAAGTTTGGGTTGGACTTCTGCCAGACTGTTTCATCAGTCCACTTGTCAGAATCATCTAACGTATATATGAAAGCGACTAAACTGTCATTGTCTATACGTCCCTAAATCACGTCAATTGCTGACTTACGCATTTGATAGTATGGACTGAGCGGATTTTTGCCCGCTGTCGTTACAATCCAAGAAAGCGGATTTTTTCTGGCTCCTTGTGAAGACGAAAGAACGTCAAATAACTGAGTGTCTTTTGCAGCGTGCATTTCATCTTCGACAAACATACTGGCCGAGTAACCGTCCAGACTTGCAGCGTCACTTGCTAACACTTGAATAAATGAGTCAGTCTTTTCAAATTTGACTCTGTTCAATGTGCTGTGTAAGTGTCTGCCGCGCTTATCCATCCGCTTTGATACGTTCTTACACATATCAAATAAGATGTGCGCTTGCTGTCTGCTGTTCGCTACAATATCAATCTCTGCTGCACTCTCTTTTTCGCCAATAAGAGCGTACAGACTGAGTGCTGCAACAAACATTGACTTTCCTTGCTTTCTTGCACAGTCTAAGATAACGTGCTTAATTACTCGCTCACTATCGTCATCAGCATAATAAAAGCCATATACGTAGTAGATAATAAACTTTTGCCACTCAGATAGTACAAAGTTCTTTCCCGCCCATTTGCCTTGAAAGTGTTCAAGTTTCTCAACGAAATCAATGACTCTCTACGCACGTTGTGGATAAAAACAAATATCAGTGCGGCGCATCCAACTCAGATAGCGACTGCACACGTCTTTGACGTACTGACAAGCAATCTGTCTGCCGCTTGTTACGTCTTCAGCATACTTGAAATATTTGTTTAAATCATCTGTCATCAGTCAGAAAGAAAGTTATCTGTGAAATCGTCATTGTCTGTAGTTGGTACAGTCTTAATCATTGCTTTTGCTCGCGGAGACAAACCAAACTCCGCAATAACTTTTTTCATTGCGTTTGTACAGTCAAGCATAATTGTAAGATACGGACTCTTACAGATTGTTTTACTGTTGTTAATAGTAGTCGTTATCTCTGAATCTTTCTGAGCGTCACTTGCTCTGAGATAGCAAGTATAAAGGTCTTCTAACTGTTGCAGTTGTGCGCTCCATTCTTCGGGTACGCTGCCGTAATCTTCTTTGATGCGGCGTTTGACTGCGTTAATGTACTTTGTTACTCTCTTATCGTCTGTCATATCAAATAATATATCTGTTAGTTTTAAAACCACTCCTTAAAAAGTCCGCGTAAATCTCCAACGGAATTTGGCGCGAGATGCCGTCTCACTTGGCTCTGAGTGGCATCTGGGGGGGATTGTTTAAGTTTCGTTGACACTGTTTTCATCGTTTTCAAATCTCCAAATAAAACCGTATGCGGTCTGCTGCTTACCATTGCAACAGAAAGAAATGTGAGTCGTATTTTTCCCGACTGATTTTCCAGCTTCTGTCATACTGTCAAACACTTCAATCAGATTGCCGTCTAAGTCGTACTTACAGACTTTCTTTTTATCGTGTAACTTATTTGTGTTATACGGTGTCACTACACTATTATCATCTGCATATCTGAAAATTGAATCTTTGTACTTTGGTAATTTGTAGTTACAGACTGCTTTGATTTTCTTTCGTGGTGTTTGTGTTGCTTCGACTGCATCATCAATGTCATCATACTCTGCAATGAGATTGCCGTTTAAGTCGTACTGCTTGACTGCAATTTTTTCTTTCTCTTTAACTGTCTCACCGCTTTTAATGCGTGCAACTTCGTTACTGAATATCGCACCACCGACAAGCAGATTGTCACTGCTTAAACTGTGATTCACTATAACTGTCTGCTGCTTGTTGCTGATTAACTGTCTTTGTGAGTCAGTAAGAGTGAGAGTGTCGCTTTTGTAGTCAGTGAAATGTGAATCGTTCAAAGACAGCATATTATCAAAATCAATACTGATTTCTATGAGTTTTTCAATAGTGTCTGACTTTGGTATTACTGTATTAACAACGTGCTCCGCGTCACTCAAAAGATTGCTACACAAATCAAGTTCGTCAAATGGGTGCTCTGTGAGATAAACAGATTTCATAAAGCCTACTATCTGTTTGGCAAAATTAATCTGATTATGAGTGCTGCTTTCTTGCTTCTTATAAGTACCGCGCTGAATGCTCACATACATCTTAATTCTATTAATCTGTGAGTTTTCCAATGCTATACCGTTGATGCTGATAGATGTAGTTTGTGAGTACATAAGACGCTTAACTGTTTTCTGTATTTATCAAAACGCATAGTGATATTTACATTTGACTGCTTCTATACGCTTTTTCAGATACTCTTTTTCTGCTGCTGTGAGTGCTGATGTGTTGCCGTGTATAAAGCCGTGATTTCGTTTCGTCAGTGCTATCAGATTATCAGCATCTAACAACAGTGCAAGTGTCTGTGTCTGACTGTAGCCAGAATTAAACGGACTTATTAAGTGGTGTATGTCTTCTGCTGCTTCTACTCTGTCAGACAGCAATGAGAGTTCGTCAAGTGGGTGCATACGTCTGTACTCACTTCGTAACGCTTTCCATTGGGGTAACTGATAGTAAGACGCTCTTACGTCTGATGTGCTCACAAACGTCTTTATCTCATTGACAGACTGTTTCTGCTGATGCAGCCGTCTTTGTCTGTTCAAATCGGCTAAAGTCACAATCTTTGCCATATCATAAGAGTTTCGTTAGTTTACCGTCAACAGTGACAAACATACTGTCTGCAACAGCATCAGCAATCGACATTCTGACTTTCTCTCTCACTTCATCTGATTGAGCGTGTAAGCGGTCAAAATAGAAACCTCTGCACTTGTATTTCTGAGAGTGTCCGCCCGACAAAATACGACTCAGTGTTGGGCTTGGTATGTTCGTGTGCTTTCTCGACTGATAGAACTATACAGAGCCATCGTCATATATCAGATAAAGCATTCTGTCTTTCTCCCTGCCGCGAAAACGTCTATGCTTGCAGTTGTCTCTATGAGACAGCCATCTTAAATTTGTGACATCATTGTTTGTGGTGTCATGGTCAATGTGGTCACACTCAGCACCGTCAAAGTAACTGTCAAACTTGAAAGCAAGTAACATCAAGTAACCACGCTGCACGCAATGTTTGCGGCCATCATCAGCAATAAGAGTGTTATAGACGTAACCACTCTGACCAACTCTGTCGCTTATACGATTGAGTTTGATTGCATCGTCTGTTATTGTGATACGGTAAAGACTTCCAAAGTCATCTACCATATACCGACTGAAATTAGTAATAGTTTGTAGTGTCATAGTTGTTAGTTATAAGTTTGATTTTAGTATTTATCAAAAAAGAGAAAGTCCAAAATTGAACTTTCTCTAAACGTTTAAAAATAATCATTTCTATCTCAAGAATAAAATAAAGTACCATCTTATTTATCTGTGTTTTTTATTGCTGAAAACATATTTGCACGAAAACCACTAAGAGCCTGAGTCAGATTTGTAAACTGTTCATCAAGTTTGCTGCCGATGACTTGATTCTGAAAGTTCATACGAGCGTCTATCTGTGCCATAAGATTATCCACCTTAATACGCTCTATCTCTCTAAGAGTCTCAGTCTGTTCGTCTATCTATGCAGAAACGTCATTGATACGTGCAATCACATCTGATGACTGTATTTTGATTTCGTCTGCAATTTCATCGACTGCATCGTCAATGTGTTCGTGGAGTTCTTTGTAATCAGTTCGCGTGTATGTGTCATCAGTTAAGCCAAAGTCAGACATATACTTTCTTGCTGTAGTGCTTCCGCACTTCCACCACTTCATAATTGCTTCTTTTTTCTGAGTCTGAGTCATACCGTCTTCAAAGCAAGAAATCAAGTCATCTGCACACGTTGGACGCTTCTTAAATGACTGTCGTGTCCGCTTGATTTCGGGAGTGTAACCGAAACCGTACTTCACTGCAATTTGTTCATAGTGTGAAATATCTAACTCACATATTCGATGCCAAATCTATTGAATGTCTGAAATCTGTATGAGCCATTTGTCACCGTCAAACGCTTTAAAAAATCGAAACATCGTACAGAGACAAGTAAAAATAATGTGTTCTTTAGTCAGTGAGGTAATATCAAACTTTGATATTGTCATAGCAAGTATTATGTCATTCAGAACGTTGAACTTTTTCAACTCATATTGCTGAATGTGAGTTTTTCCTATTGTAAATTCTTGGTTTCCATAATAACCTGAAATGATATTTGCTATCGTTACAGACTTGGCACTTGTACAATAGAATTTTGTTGATTTATTAAAACCACTGTGAATAGTAAGCGGGTAATCATCGACAAGCGACTTGTCAATATCGCACATCTTAGAATCTTTGCCCCACCAATCATAATAGACTTCACGTGGTGTTTTGTTCAACACGTCAGCAATGAACTAATTCATAAGTGCGCGGTTCGTGGCTGATGCTTGCTCGGCTCGTCCTTTCAGACTCTCTTGGATTAAATCTTTAATTAACATAAACTATAATATAATAGAAATTTTATAGCGAGTTTGTGAGACTCCTTTATATATATATCGCGGACTTTTTAAAAACTTGGCAAAAAACGAAAAAAATTTTTTGAGCACCAATAACAAGCCATCTGATGTGCCGCGAAATGTGCCGAAAATATGTGCCGCGAAATGTGCCGAAAATATGTGCCGAAATTAAATTCACTTAGTATATAAGTTATTTTGTAAGTGCCCCAAAAAGGGGGCACTAATACAAAATGAGAAAATCTTCCGCCACGACCGCTGCCCCCTTTTGGGGGGACATCGGTGGCGTCAGATTTCAACTCAAAAAATCGACTACTCAAAAAAACTGACTGATTAACTATCTAACTCTATGATACTAAAAAAGAGTGTACCAATTAGCACACTCCAAAAATTTCTATTTTTTAATCTATGCAATTAAAAACTCACTATATTTATCTGTATTTTTTCAGATTCATTACTCAGTTGTTTTTCTCACTACTTTCTTACTCAAAAAAAGAGTGTACAAATTTGCACACCCTAAACTATAAAATTTCACTATAAGATACTAAACGATTCACTATATTTATCTATATTGTTTTCACTCCTTGACTTAGTTACTCAAAAAAAAGAGTGTACCAATTAGCACACTCCCAAATCAAAAAATTCAAATTTCAAACATTTAACTCTTTATTTATCTGTATTGTCAACAGACAAAAAACACTCCCGACTTCGAGAGTGCAAAAAATCATTTCCAATATACAATGAAAAAAAGAAGACCATAACAAAGATTTCAATATTCGTCTTCTGGATAGTTCCAGAACTGTAACGTTCCGGTACTTGGGTCTATGTAAGACCAAGGCTGACCGTTTTTATTGACTGTATCTGTCGGGACGTGAATGTCAAGTGTACCATCCTAAAGCACTTCTGCTCTGAAATCTCCTTTGGGAGTTCCAATCTGGTCCCAGAAATACATAGTTCCACCGTTGGCAATCTCAATAAAGTGCTCACCTTGTCTGCTGAAAACTACTCTGCCAGGAGTGTTGACTGTTATCTGATTTCGTGGTGTAGGAGTAGTCGGAATGAAACTGACTCGTGGTAACCACTTGTCATCACCTTGACAATACGCTCTATATGCTGCCTCTGACTCAAATGTTACTAAATGGTGTTTCATCGTTTTAATCTATAATCTTTCTGTATTTATCATCTATATGTAAGTCGAAATCTGGACTTTCTCAGACTAAATAAATACAGAAACATACTTTATTATTTCAAATGAAAACAGTTATACGTGGTGTTGACGATTTAGTCTATCGCTTACAAATAGAACGTGCTGACGGTACTGAGTTCCTGCTATCAGATTTTGACTCGTTTGAGGTTGCAGTCTTTACGACTGATGCAGCAACTTGTTATGTCGTGGAGTCTGAATTTATTGACGCTGATGATAATTTAATCAGAGTGCCAGCAGACAGACTTTTGCTCAATAATGGTGCTGTACGCTCTTACTTGCAGGACGGTATCATCAGACTTATCATAACGACTGAACTGTCAGACGCTAAGTTTCCAGACGGCGTTAATACAGAGTCAAATATTGTCGCAACCAACTTTTTTTTGAAAACAATATCAGATTAATATAATGAAAACAAAAAACAAGAATATTTGTCACTGCGAGGACGATAATTTAATCAAAATCGTCGTACACGAAACCCCACAGACATCTACACTGCAAAGGGTAGTAGATACTCTGGCAGTTCTGGACGCTTCATTACTGAGATAACAGGTCAAC